TTTGGCGCCTTTTTTTTGCCAAACCATACTGCCAAATCTTCATTTAATTGTTGTTCCATGTTGTTTTTGTGAAAAAAATTACGATACTTAACATAAATATAAAACCATATGGAAAATACTGAAAATACTGAAGAAATGTCAAAAAAAACACAAGAAATTATTGGTTCTCTTTTTGATACAATACATTACACCTCAAATGAACAATTAAATTCACTTATTGATGGTATGAATGAAGAACAAGCGATATATTGTATAAGACAAGCATTAATCGCTTGCCACGTTAGAGGCGCATTTACAATGGAAGAAACCGAAGCAGTTTCAAAGTCTTTAAGAGTTATAAATTCTTAAGGTCTTGATGGTGTGGGTGTAGGTGTTTTTGTTGGAGTAACCGTAGGTGTTGATGTATTAGTTGTGGTTACACTTGGAGTAACCGTAGGTGTTACTGTATTTGTTGGAGTTACACTTGGTGTTACTGTATTTGTTGGAGTTACACTTGGAGTTACTGAAGGAGTTGCGGTATTGCTTGGTGTTTGAGTAACTGGTGGCCATTCAATTGTAGAATCTATTGTTAAATTTGAAAACGCAGTTTTATATGTACCATCAACATACCAAATGTTTACGGTTTCGTTTCCTTGAATTTCGTAATTATTAAATACAAAATTATCATCACATCTTGTGTATGATATTACTTTAATACTTTCTGAAGTATTTGTTATTGTTGATTTTTTACAGGCCATAATTTAATTATTTTTTTTATACATATAAATACCACGTAAAAACAAAAAAGGGAACCGAAGTTCCCTTTTTTTATAAGTTTTAAGATAAATTATCTTAATTCTTGTAAGTTGAATGTTCTTACACCATCAACTGTTACTCTACCATAGAAACGGTTGTTAACCATTTTCTTAGCGTATCTTGTCATGATACCCTTGATAGGTGTGAAGTTGAATGGGTTATACATAGTTGGAGTCAACTGTAAAGGAACATATGGAGCGTAGATGTACCCTGTATCCAACAAGCTAGTACCTTTGTGTCCGATTAACACTTGGTTAGCTGGGAAGTAAGGGTCACGATACACTTGGTATCTTCCTGACAATGTACCAACTCTTTCAATACCCATGTTGTATTGGTCTTGCTCAGGAGCTGCATTTGATACGTGGAAGTATTCCAAGTCATCAAAGATAGCAGATACTTCAGAAGATACAACAATCCAGTTAGCACCACCTCTTAAAGTTGATTTGTGAATTTGAGCAGACAATTGGTTAATTGCTGTAATCAAAGTTTGGTTCCAATCTTTTTGAGTGTAAGGAGTTGTACCAGCAGAAGATAGTCTCTTCCAACCGTTGTAATCCCATCTCAAGTTCCAAGCTGCACCTTTTCTCAAATCTCTCAAGATTTCTCTATCAATTTCTGCAGCAACTTGCTCAGATAATAATGCTGTTAATTCAGCCTCAGCATCAATGTTGTGGAATGCCGCAACGTCTTGAGCTAATTCAGGAGACCATTGTGCTCTCAATTTTCTTTCTGTAACAGAAACAGTTACTGACTCAAGGTCAAAAGAAACTTCACCGATTTGGTCTTCAAATTCCAACTCTTTATACAATCTGTAAACTGCTAAGAATGCATTATTTGAACTCGTGTTAGATGAGAATGTAGAACCTGTGTAACCGTCCATAGATGAATCACCACAAGTAATACAAACTGGTACTTGTAAATCAATTTCTAAGAATATGAAACCATTAGCATCACATACGTTGTAGAAAGAACCACCTGAGTTAGCGTTGTAAGGAGAAGGACCATTAGGATAATTAACTGTAACATTACTACCATACTGAACAATACCTTTACCATATCTTTGAGTTACAACTCTGAATAAGTAAGGGTTACTTGTGTTAGCTGAAGTTGTTCCGTTAGTAGAAACACCTAAGATGTTCAAACCTGATATGAATTCTTCAGTATCCATAGTATTACCATTAGGACCAATCAATTGACCAGCACCAGCGTTAGAGAAACCACTCATAACAATAATTACTTTTCTGTAATTATCTGTACCGTATGCTGCAGGTAATAAATAACCAGCGTTAGACCAAGCGTAAGTTACAGTTGAAGCAGTTACTGCTGTCCACTGACCTTTTGAATAGTCAAACAAACCAGGAGGATTTAATCCAGCTTCGTTACCTTCGTAGAATAAGTCATATAAATCCTTATTGTAAATAGGGTTGAAGTCACCTGTTCCTGAATTGTAACCAGCATCTGGATTACCAGGATAGTTTCCAGGAGAACCAATAGGAGCGTAGTGTGTACCACTATTTCCAAATAGACCATCTGTTGATGTACCACCAGAATAACCTTGAATTTTAGGTACGAAGTAGAACAATTTACCGATTGGTAAGTTCATTGCTTGTACAGACACGATGTCGTTAGCTAATAATTTAGAGAATACTCTTCTCACGATTGGGAAAACAACCGTTTCAAAAGAACCTGAATCAGAAGTTGAAGAAGCTTCGTTAATTAAGTGTGAAGCTTGGTTTTCATACAACTGAGCCACGTTTTCTTTCATGTGACCTTTTAGACCTTCTAAAAAGCCAAGTTTATCCCATTTGTTGATTGTGTCTTCTTTGATAACTTTAAGGTGTTTCAAACCAATGTTACCAACAAGACCGCTTTCTAATAATGCACCCATTTTAGTATTTTTTTGTTTTTAAGTTTTATTTATTTTTATTTTTGTATTTTTTGCATAATATCCTTCATTCTTAAGAATTGTGGATTTTCATACGTTTTTGACTCAATTAAGTTTTGTGAAGAACCTGATGCTGGAGATTTTCCAATTTTTTCAATAGATTCTGTTACAACACTTTGAGTACTGTTTGTTGTGTTTAATTCTCCTTTAATTGATGAATATAAAGTTTTAGACTCTTTTAATGATTCAACATCATCAAATCTTCTTAAGATATTAATTTTTTCTTGTTTAGTTGTAGTATGTTCAGTAAACAATCTTGTAGCGTAAGCCAAGTTTGAATTAAATACTGCAACTTCATTTAATTTATCTCTGAAGATATTAAGAGCTTTTCTATACTCTTCATTTTTTTCTCTTAATCTTTCAACCTCCTCAGCAAGAGCTTGATTTGGAATTACTTTCATTTTAGGTAAACCTTTTCTTTCAGCGTAATTTCTAGTTCCATTGCCTAATGTTCTAGCCGCTTCTTTAGTTTCCTCTTTTTCGTAATCTTTGTAATGACCATCTTTTTCACCAGCTTTCTTTTCAACACCATCAACATCCTTACGTCTGTATTCGTGTTTTTTAGAACCATACTTATCTTTCATTTCAGCTTCAGTGTATTCAAACTTTTTAGGTTTCAAATTCATACCAACTCCTTTAGCCATACCTTTTGGTTCAATAGCCGATTCTTTGGTTTCCATTTTTCTACCTTCTTTATATTCAAATTTAGCACTTCCGGTTTTAACACCTTTACCTACTACAGGTTTACTCATCATTGACCCTTCTTTAGTTTCCATTTTTTTAACTTTGTTAGTTAAAGAGGATTTAGTTAATTTACCCATAACTGGTTTAATTGTCATTTTACCTTCAAACATGCTTTCATCACCACTATAATCATTCATGCTTTTATCATCACTATCATCATCCATGTAATCATCCATTTCTATTTCATACACTACTTCATCCTCATCAACAACACCATCCTCATTATCATCACCATAATCATCCGGTTGTTCGTAAATGTTCATCTCTTCACCGAAAATATCAGCCATCATAGAATCTAAATCCTCGTCTGATAATTCTTCTTCTCCATCCATTTCTTGCATAGGTTCGTTTTCCATGTAACTTTCAGTTTGAATAATGTATTCAACATCTTCGTCTTCATCACTCAAAGTAATTTGGTCGCCATCTTGTTTAACAATGATACCATCTTCATCACTCATAGATTTAAAAACCTTTAAGATTTCATCATCAGATGCGTTTGTAAGGTCAATTGGTAGTGTATCATCAGAATCCATATCAAAGTCCATCTCAAGTTCATCTTCCGATTCATCATCGTCAGAATCCATATCAAAGTCCATTTCAATATCATCCATGTTTTCATCATCAGAATCCATATTCATATCCATGTCTAAATCATCTTCCGATTCATCATCCATTTCAACTCCCATTGATTCATCTTCAGCCTCGTTTTTCAAAGACTCTTTTACTAATT